GATATGATGAGTTATACAAACTAGTTAGGAATACTATTGGTATCAAATGACCGTAAATGATCTTGATGGTAATTCGATGAATTGGCAACTCATTGGACATACTCCAAAAATTGGTGCTGCTAAGTCATCATTACATTTAAAGGCTAGAAACATATTATCTGCATTATATCCTACAATGCAAGTATTAGAAGAGGTTCCGATATATATACGTAGATCAGAAGTTTTATATCTAGATTTTTATCTACCTTTAAAAAAGATTTGTATTGAAACTCATGGCGAACAACATTATAAGTTTGTAAGCCACTACCATTCTAATGCACTAGGATTTATTAGACATAAGAAACGAGATAGAGAAAAACAAGAATGGTGCGAAATTAATGGAATAACATATATAGAGCTACCATTTAACGAAAGTGATGAATTATGGATACAAAGAATAGAACAGCAAAAGAACAATTAGATGAATGGGATCGTATTCTAGATGAATATGAAAACTCTATAGGCTTATCCGCATATAAGTCCGATCTATTTCCAGAGGATGAAATCAGTTTATATTTTTCCATGAGCAGAGACCATATTGAAAAACTAAATCCTGAAGATTGTTTACAGATTGCTTATCGTTTAGGTCAATTTGCACTACATATGCAGCGTAGTACCAATCGTGAAATAGCAAGACATAATTGGGCAGATGAAACTATCAAGGAGGTAATCGCAGATGAAATCAATAATTATAAAGGGTACGGCTTTTTAGAGAAGTCTTTGCAGGCTATAAAACATAATGTCAAAGCAGAGTCATTAAACAAGATTAAGAAGTATGCCAAGCAAAGATCAGATAGGTTGTCCTATTTATCTGGTAATGTTAAAAACTTGTCAGACATTCTCATGATGGTATATAGGTCAAAGAACAATATTAGGAGCTAGTAATGATACTTTCGGATCCAGCAGCAGAAAGAGCTGTATTGTCTGGTATTTGTAGTTATGGCGAAGAAGTATATTTGGAAATTGCTGATATTATTAAAGAAACATGTTTTACTATAGATAGCAATGCTATAGTATACAAGTGCATTAGACATATATACGACAAGAGTAATGCTTTAACTCTTGATATAGCGTCTATTTATTCGGCAGCCAGCGAACTAGGTGTTTCTCATATTCTTAGCAATAAAGAAGAAGCACAGCATTTAAAGGCTATTCTCGATTTTCCTGTTAATAAGGATAATATCAAAAAGTTTGCTGCTAAAATTAAGAAACTAGAAATAGCTAGATCACTACATAAAGAATTAGAAAATGTACAAGATAAAATACTAGATATTAACGGCAGCGAATCTGTAAGCGGAATTGTTGGTATTGCTGAAGAAGCCGTAATGAACTTTGGTAATACACTAAATGATATCGATAATAATCCAGTACTGATTGCCAAAGACCTTAATGAATACATGGAATATCTAGCTTCTCATCCTATTGATCAAGTTGGTATCCCAACAGGATTTCCGATTTATGATCAATCTATAGGTGGTGGACTAAGAAGAAGCACAGTAAATGTTATTGCAGCAAGACCCAAAACTGGCAAAACCTTACTCGTAGATAATATGGGTTTTCATATTGCTAGTAAGCTAAAAATTCCAGTGCTGAATCTTGATACAGAAATGACAAAAGAAGATCATCTGCATAGAATTTTAGCTATGGTTAGCGAAATAGAGATTAGGGATATCGAAACTGGTAAATTTACATCGTCTGAAGATAAGAAGAATAAAATCAATAAGGCTGCCGAAGAGTTGAAGAATGCTCCTATATATTATAAGTCGATTGCTGGTAAAGCGTTTGATGAACAGTTATCTATTATCAGAAGGTGGCTTATTAAGCATGTTGGCTTAAACGATAATGGAACAGCAAAAGATTGTGTCATTTTCTATGATTATTTAAAACTCATGGATACGCAAGGTATGTCACAAGATTTAAAAGAATATCAGCTACTAGGTTTCATGATGACACAGCTGCATAATCTTGCTACACAATATGAAATTCCTATAGTAGCATTTGTACAGCTAAATAGAGACGGTATTACAAAAGAGAGTACAGACACAGCGAGCGGTTCCGATAGAATTATTTGGCTATGTAGTAATTTCACTATTTTTAAGAGAAAATCCGATGAAGAAATAGCCGAAGATGGTCCTACTAATGGAAATAGAAAGCTAGTACCCATTATTAGTCGCCACGGCGGTGGCTTGGACGATAATGATTATATCAATTGTTATATGAAGGGTTGGTGTGCCAAAATTACGGAAGGTAAAACAAAGTTGGAATTGACCCATAATAAAGGTAAACAATCAGAAGGATTTGTATTAGATGATGAAAACAATGAAAAAATCGAATTCGTATAATCAGCAACAGCTAAAATTAGTGTGTGATGAGCTATGTGACAGAATCGAAGATTTATTTGATTCTTTTGGCTTAGAGTATCGTCTTAATAACAAGATGTACACGATGAGTTGTCCCATTCATGGCGGAGACAATGCTGCCGCATTGAATATATATCATATAGGAGATAATTATAGAGGCAATTGGACATGTAGAACACATGGATGCGAAAATACATTCAAAGGTTCCGTTATAGGATTCATTAGAGGTTTATTATCTGTAGAAAGATATAATTGGAAAATTGGAGATAAGAGCAATATTTGTCCATTCAATGAAGCTGTAGATTTTGCTTTAGCGTTCCTTAATAAGGATCTCAAAAATTTCAAGGTGTCTAAAGTTTTACAGGAAAAGAATCGTTTTACACAGGTTGTGGAAAAGATCACAAAGTCTGGAGTAGATAACGATACTAAAATAGAACGTAGATATGTTACATCATCATTAATTATACCTTCGGAATACTATATTAGTAGAGGATATTCGGCAGAGATACTAAGTAAGTACGATATAGGATTATGTAATAAAGATGGAAAAGAGATGTCAGATAGAGTAGTAGCTCCTATATATTCTGACGATCATAGATATGTAGTTGGATGTACGGGACGATCTATTTATAATAAGTGCGATAGTTGTTCGTCCTTTCATAAGGCCGGTAGCTGTCCATCCGATCAAGACTTGTGGAAATATCCAAAATGGAAACATAATTCTGGTTTTAAGTCACAAAATCATTTGTATAATTTCTGGTTTGCAAAAGAACACATATTGAAATCTGGTATGGCTATTATTGTTGAAAGTCCTGGTAATGTATGGAAATTAGAAGAAAATCATATACATAATGCTGTAGCTATTTTTGGCTGTTCCATGAGTGATAGACAAAAGATGATTCTAGATTCGTCTGGAGCTATGAGTTTAATACTTCTCACCGATAATGACGAGGCTGGACAAAAAGCTGCTGCTCAGATTAAAAATAAATGCGAAAAAACCTATAGAATCTTTATACCAAAGATTAGTAAACCAGACGTTGCAGAAATGACTTTGGAAGAAATCAAAACAGAAATCAAGGACTACATAGAAAAAATTATATGACACAGATTATAGCTTTTGCTGGACGAAAACAATCGGGTAAAACTACATGCTCAGAATTTGTACAAAAATATGCTAATGGACTTATAGAGCCATATAACTCTGTAAAGATATACAATTTCGCAGACCCTCTTAAACTAGATATATGCATCAATATACTAGGATTAACAACAGATCAGTGTTATGGTACAGACGATCAAAAGAATGAGCTAGTAGATTGTTATTGGGATAACAAACAATTAACAGCTAGAGAAGTAATGCAGATGGTTGGAACTGATATGTTCCGAGCCATGCAAAAAAATGTTTGGTCAGCTGCTACAATTAGAAAAATTAATAACGAAAAGCCCAGTGTTGCTATTATAGCGGATTGTAGATTTCCTAATGAAGTAGAAGCCATAAAAGATGCTGGTGGTATGGTTATCAAGCTTAATAGAAATCCATATAACTCATCTCATAGTAGTGAGATAGCTCTTGATGCTGATCGATATGATCAGACTTTATTCGATTTAGTTATTTATAATCAGAATATGACAATAGTAGAACAAAACCAATATTTAGAAAAATTTCTACAAAATAAAGGAATACTACCATTATAATCACATACTTCAGATCCTCCAGTTATAATACGCACAATATGTGCGAACAACAATATTTTTTTGATTATGTATTAGGATGGAGAGGTCCCTCTAATAAAAAAGCAGATAAAGGCACTATTGTACATAAAGTATTAGAAATTTTAGCAGTAATCAAGAAGGGATTACAGGATAGTGAAAAGACCGTAACAGATGATATTTTGGGTAATATTAACACGTCTAAATATAATCTTGACACTATAATAGAAAAAGTATACGCCTATTATACAACAGAGTTTAAACACCATAAGTGGGAAGACAAGGATTATAAAGATTGCTATAACTGGGTATACAAGGCTATCCAATATCATAACGGGGGTTTTGACCCAAGGAATAGAACAATAGTATGTCCGGAACAAAGGTTTGATATTGAGATTAAAAAACCTTGGTCAAAGTATAAATATGTACTAAGCGATAATAGCGTGATGGATGGTTATTTAGCTATTAAGGGAACTATAGACTTAATTACAAAGATAGATGATAATACATATGAAATTTTAGACTGGAAAACTGGTAGAAGATTAGATTGGGCTACCGGAACAGAAAAAACCCAAGAAAAATTAGAAAAAGATCCCCAGTTAAGAATCTATCACTATGCTATTAGACAACTATATCCAGATATAGAAAATATCATTGTCACTATTTATTTCATTAATGATGGTGGTCCGTTCTCTGTTTGTTTTGATAAATCAGATATTCCAGAAACAGAATTAATGTTAAAGGATAAATTTGAAATTATTAAGAAAACACAAAGTCCCAGACTTAAAAAGAGTTGGATGTGCAGCAAACTGTGTCACTATGGAAAAAGCACGTTTGAGAATACTCATATTCAGCCTATTACAGAATATAGAGATGGTCAGACAGTAGCTAAAGATAAAATAATGACCAAGTGTGAACAGGTTAAACACGATATTGATATCAAAGGCATGAAAGAAGTAGTTGACGAATACACTGTTCCAGGTTATAGTGTTGGTAAGTATAAGCCTCCCGGAAGCGTTGAATAAATTAAGGAATTTTTGATAATGAAGTTATATACGCCCTTGCATGTTCACAGTCATTTTTCTCTTTTGGATGGACTTAGCAAAACTGATCAAATAGCAAACCGATGTTTCGATATCGGAGCAAAATCCTGTGCATTAACCGATCATGGCAATATAGCTGGTGCTGTACAGTTTTATAGTTCTATGAAGAAGAAAAATATTAAGCCTATTTTGGGATGTGAAATATATGTGTGTCACGGAGATGCTTCAATACAAGCTAAAGAAAACGGCAAATTATCTCATTTGCTGGTATTGGCCAAAAACCTCTCAGGATGGAAAAAACTCATCAGTTTAGTTTCTGAGTCCAATCGCCCGGATTTGTTTTATAGACGGCCCAGGCTCGATCTGGAGCGCCTAAAAGCCTATGCTGGTAACGATCTGATCGGCATTTGCGGACATCTTGGATCTGTTATAGCGGACAAGATTATGAATAATGACCAACTAATAGACGATTGGCAAAAGATTGGTCTTAATACTATAGATCAACTCAAAGATATATTCGGGAATAATTTATTCCTAGAATCTCAATTAATGGATAAAGAGAATACTCCAATTCAAGTTGAGCTAACAGAAAAAATTCGCCAACTGGGAAAGTTATCAAAAACCAAAGTAGTTTGTACTCCAGATGCCCATTATTGCACCAAGGATGATGCTGTTGATCAGAGAATCCTTTTGTGCAACAATTTAAAAACCACATTCCCCGAACTACAAAGAAAATCTAACATTGGACAAGAAATAGGAATGTCGTGCTTTTTCAATTCTGATAATTTTCACATTTTATCACAAGAAGAAATTAATGAGCTACATACTGAAGAAGAAATAGAAACATCTCAGTACATAGACAGCTTATGTGAAGAATATGATATATTACACAAGCCTATGTTACCACCATTTAAATGCGATAATAATGATCCTGCAGAATACTTAAGACAATTGTGTAGAAATGGCTGGAGAAAAAAAATAGAAGGACACATTCCAAAAGAAGATCAGGCTCAATATGTGGATAGAATCAAATATGAATTAGATGTTCTTCAAGGAGCTAATTTATCTAGCTACTTTTTAATTGTGCAGGATATTGTGAACTATGTTAGAACAAATAATTGGTTGCCTGGACCAGGACGAGGTAGTGCTGCTGGTTGTCTAGTGTCTTATCTTATCGGCATTACTAGTATTGATCCCATAAAATATAATTTGATCTTTGATAGATTTTATAATGCTGGACGTAATACACAGGACAGAGTATCAATGCCAGATATTGACGTTGACGTTCCTATTAATAAACGAGAAACTATTATTGAGTATATCAAGAATAAATATGGGCTTGACAAAGTTTCTCAAATGATTACGTTTAATACTATGAAGGGTCGAGGCGCTTTAAAAGATGTATTAAGAGTGTATGGCAATATCTCTTTTGAAGAGATGAATAAAATTACCAAAAGTATTCCAGACGAAGCAAAAATAGCCGACGAACTGCAAGAAATGAAAGAAGAATACGGAGAAGCTTCTATTATAAGATGGGCTTTAGAAAATAATGCAGATGATCTAAGAGAGTGGTGCTATATAGACGGAGAAAATGAAGAATTGCAGGGTCCACTTGCCAAAAGGTTTGAACAGGCTATTAGATTAGAGGGTACGAAGTCAAATCAATCAAAACACGCGGCAGGAGTAGTTATTAGTCAACAACCATTGAGCGAAATATGTCCTATGGTTTATGACTCTAGAAATGATCAACTTATTGCAGGGATGGAGATGCAGGATTTGGAAAGTATCGGTATAATTAAATTCGATATCCTTGGTATCGCTATGTTAGACAAGATTATGACAATACAAGATTTATTATTCAACGGAGGTAATAATGGCTAAGGTTACAAATTTTCATGAAGTTGCTGTAGGTAGCGAGTTTGTACTCAACGGCAAAAAGTATGTAAGAATTCCAGATGAGAGAATTAGTTGCTGTCAAGTTATGAACGCGGCAGAAGCTGATAATAGGTCTGTTAAGATCCAAGTTGTTCCTGTAACACAAGTGGAAATAAATGATTAACTATAACAAAATTTGCGTTTTTGATTTTGAGACCGATGGTTCAGATCCGAGATTATGTAGTCCAGTACAAATAGCTGCTGTTATGATAGACCCTATACAGCTATCCATAATTCCAGATTCTGAATTCAATATTAACTTTAAGCCAGAACCACTAGAGGCTAACCCTGATCATATTTATGAGGGTGATATTCTAGATTTTCACGCCAAGGTTAAGGGTACAGATAAGGAGTCTGTTCTTAATGAGTGGAAAAAATATCCATCTCAGAAAAGTTCATGGTCTTTATTTACCGATTATTTAGATAAATATCATAGTAGAGGCTCAAAGAAAAGCCAGTTTTCTGCGCCCATAGCTGCTGGTTATAATATTCATAGATTTGATCTTGTTATAGTTGATAGACTAAGCACTAAATATAACAATCTTAATAAAGAAAAACGAAGTAATCTCTTTTATACTAGAGACGTTATAGATATTATGAATTGGGTATTTTTGTGGTTTGAAAATAATGGAGATCTTAAGAGTTATTCTTTAGATAGTCTCAGAGAATATTTTGGAATCTCCAAAGATGGGGCGCACGATGCTTTAAAAGACGTTAAAGACAGTGCCGAAATATTAATCAGATTTATGAAATTACATCGTAAGTTGGGTCAAAAAATCCTATTCAAGAATTCTTTTACTAGTAATTCAGTATGAAATATTTTACATATAGTTGTGGCTGTAAATTTCCTTTGGCAAAAGATTCTGATAATGCTATCAGTTTTGATCCTACTATCGAGAATATTGATTTAGAGTGTTCTAGAACCTGGGATCTAATAGCGTCCGGAAATACAAAAGGTTGTTTCCAATTGGAGTCTAGACTTGGAAGAACTATGGCTAAAAAATTAAAGCCAGAAAATATAGAACAATTATCGGCTCTAATTAGTATTGTGCGACCAGGATGTCTAGAAGCTATTAGAGATGGTAAAAGCGTTAGTAATCATTATATTGATAAAAAGAATGGTAACGAATCAGTAGATTATTTTCACGAAGCTCTTGAGCCGATTCTTAAGCCCACATATGGCGAAATGGTTTATCAAGAACAGGCTATGGATATTACCAGAGTTATTGCCGGATTTAATCTGCAAGAAGCAGATATGTTAAGAAAAGCAATTGGTAAGAAAAAACCAGAGGAAATGGCTAAGGTAAAACAAAAATTTCTCGATGGGGCTAGAACTAATAAAATTGTTAATGAAAGCCAAGCAGAAGAAATATTCGGCTGGATTGAAAAATCTCAGAGATATAGTTTTAACAAAAGTCATAGTGTGTCGTATGCTATCAATGCATATCTTTCAGCATACGCAAAAGCTCATTTTCCAAAAATATTTTTTGCATCATATTTAAGATTTGCAAAAGATAAAATAGATCCTCAGCAGGAAATAAAAGAACTAATTCAAAATGCTAATGAGATGGAGGTTCTTGTCAAGCCACCAGACATTAGGCTAATGAATGAATTTTTTTGTATGCATAATGATTCTATTTATTTTGGTTTAACAGATATTAAAGGGGTTGGTAAGTCTGTATTTGTAAAGCTTAAAGAAGTAACAAAAGATATAGACCTAAATAAAATAAAATGGATCGATTTACTAATTAATGTACTGCTTAATATTAACAGCACAGCTGCTAAAGCACTAATATCTAGTGGGAC